CACTATTCATTATCCATTATTTTAGGTGCTAAATAAAAAGTGAAGGTTGCATTATCAAACCCGAGGTGATAAATCAATTTCATAGGAAAATCTTTGGTGAGGTGAATCTCCACTTCCTTGGCAATTTTATGATGTTGGCAAATATTGTGCAATATATTCAGACTAAATGACAATTCCATTTTCTCATCTTCATTGATCGCATAGCTAGTGAGGTCGTCGATGTCAATATTCACCGCCATTTTTCCAGCATCCAGACTAATGGAATGGAGTTCGATTTTTTCTTCGTCGCATCTGACTTCAATTGTATCGCCAAATAATTTCAATTGTGTAATAATATTTGCAAAATTAGTAGATGCAATAGAGAACTCTGCTTCACTTTCTCCGGGCGGAATATGCATAACCTCGCAATCTAATTCCATAAGAGGAAGTTCAAATAATTTGTCAAATACCGCCTTGTTCTCGCAATCAAATCGAATAAACAATTTATCAGAATCGTCTCCGACTGGATCATATTGTATATGTGTGTTTTGAATTTTATCTCTCGTATTTAAGATCTTAAACAACATATACGTGTTAATACCGAGGGTACAGTCTTCGTCTGTATTGTATTCATATACATCAAACCAATCGGCAGGTAAACACAACTCAAATACAGAAACGCGAGATGAATCCATGGACTGCATGTACATACGTTCTTCATTGAATGATATGTTTACATGCTCACTGAATAACCTGACATATTGAAACAGATTGCCAAAACATTCGCATTTCACTGGATCAGTTATAACAATATTCATATTGGTATAATCATTTTATTAGCGAATTGTTTATATTCGTTTTGTATCACATCAACTATAACAAACATCTCAATGTAATTTATTATGCAAGAGTTGATGTAAGAGAACCTCACTCTCCTTTTTATTATGCATAACAACTTTACCAACAATATTTGGATCAATAAATGGTTTAAGTAATCCCGATAGACTATCAATCACATTCGGAATATTATATACGTGTAGTGCTGAAATCGAATCTGATATACCATAATCACTATCCATGCATTTCTGGTGATGAATCTGATATATTCCCTTGAATCGTTCGTGTGCTGAAATTGAATAAGATAACCAATTCACGTGCATTTCATACGATCCATATGTGTCAATACAAAATTCGACTAGTTGAATAAAGTAATTCACAATGGGTTCAAATAGTTCAGGGATAGCATAGGTTTTAAATACAGTATAATCGAAATATACCCGATTCGTGCCTTGTATAATGTAAATGGTATGACGTAGTAGGTCATTTTGTTTTAATTGACCTGCAACAGATGCAGCACATTCATGCTTTTGTTGTTTCTTAAAAAACAGTTTTTTTTTCGTTTCGGAATAATATTGTGATTGAAGTTCTAATACCTTTTGAAAAAAAATAGAATCGGTATTAGTTGCCATGGAAATAATATAATAGTATACCATCTTATTATCTTTTATTAACTTTTACTAAACATTATCTTTGGAAATTTCACTATGAACTGACAATTCGTCCTTGGCTAAATGTTTAAGATCTACACTTGTGGGAGAGTGTGTTCCATCGCGAACGTCAATAACACTATTATTTGCAGATTGTCCTAAATCAGAAAGTACATGTATGCGTTCATCGAGGAGTGCTTTATTGACGTCCATTGTATAACTTTGAAGTTTTATAACTACATCCTTCATGTTAGCAATTTCTTCAGCAATGAGTTCGAATCGACTATTAAACTCATTCATTACTTCTGGTAAATTACTAACAGTGGATCCGCCAGTAGTATACGAATTAAAACCATTCAGGTTTTCTTCGAGTTTCTTTATGCGATTATCAAATGTGCCAATCACTTGTTGTAATGTTTGTGGCTTAGGTTGGGGGAGCGGAGGTGTGTTAGCAGTTTCACTTGGAGGAGTTGGACGGGATTGTACCGGATTTGTACGACGACGGATTGCAGCGGCATTCGATTGACTCATTGTTCAGATATATGAATATACACAATTTCTCTAAATAAATCTAACGAATCAATAGTTAATGTATATCTTTTGTGATCAAGCCACCATTTTCATTTTAATGGGAGCATGATGTTGATACCCGTTTAATTTGAAATCATCTATGGTATAATCATTGATACTATCTTTCTTGTTTAAAATATCCAAGGTGGGAAACTGAAACGGCTCTCTCTCAATTTGATCAGCCATTGGCTCTAAATGATCTTCGTATATATGGCAGTCTCCCATATAATGAATAAATTCATAAGGTATTAAATCACAGTGTTTTGCAATGAGATGGGTGAGCATACTATACGATGCAATGTTAAAAGGAACTCCAAGTGCAATATCTGCACTGCGTTGATAAAGAGAACATACTAGTTTGTCGCCATCCCTTACTGAAAATTGGAAAAGAACATGACATGGCGGTAAAACTGCTTCGTCTACCTGGCATGGATTCAATGCAGAAACAATCAGTCGTCTAGAATTTCTGGTTTCTGGATTTTTCAAGCAATCAATCACATTTTGAAGCTGATCTACCCCTTTTCCACTGTAATCTGCATTACCCCCTTCATATGGTGCATTAAAGTGTCTCCATTGATACCCATAAATTGGCCCTAGAAAACCTGATTCATAATCACCAAGTCCCCTGGATTCCATAAACTCGGGGGTTGTATTCTCATCCCATATATGGACATTTTGGTCAGTTAGCAACTTGTTATCGGTTTCGCCTCGAATAAACCAGAGTAATTCCTTTAAACACGTCTTCCATGCAGTTTTTTTGGTAGTAAGAATGGGTATTTGTCCATTATCCAATGAGAAATGCATGGCTGCTCCATATACTGAGCGAACCTGTCCATTCCTGCCGTTCTCTGTGGTACCTTCCTTTAAAATGTCTTGTACAAGATTGAGATATTGATATTCTTCGTGCTTAGGTTTAGACGGTTGACGCTCGGCGTGTTTGTTAATGTCAACAACATTCTTCAACATATTCTGTATGATTTACATGAGTCTTCTATTTAAGTATTTTAGCCAGAATCAAAACATACCGGTGAACAAATTTATTTTAGGTAAACCTGATAGTAAATTATTTTTTGTCTCAATACTGTCTATATAATATATTTATGGAAATATTACAGGAGACAACCGACATAACAAAACGTTCTTTCATAACACATGTTTTTTCAATGACAGAAGAAAACAATGCTGATGTTATGAATGTAATTCAATATGCAATTATGGGATTGGTGCCCGTAGTTTTATTAAATAAATCGATTCAAAGATTCATACCTGACGCAGACCCTGACAATTCTACGTTAGAACTTTTGGTTGAAATATCCGCTCAAATGGTTATTATGTTTTGCGGCATTATTCTTATCCATCGTATGATCACATATGTTCCAACTTATAGTGGTTTTAAATATGACTCCCTCAATCTGACAACAGTTATTTTAGCATTTTTGGTGATCGTACTAAGTATTCAAACAAAGTTGGGATTAAAAGTCAATATTTTGGTTGAGAGAGCACTTGAATTATGGAACGGTCCATCTGCTCCACAGGAGAAGGAGGCAATGAGCAATAACAATGCGAATGTTCGTGTAAAAAAACCCGTATCTTCTCATGCACCTAGTCAAGCAGACTATTTAGATAATAGTGCAATGCAACCTCGCGTATTCCCCCCGGCACCAACTGCAACTACCCAACATAATGCAGTCGAATCGCCTGATTATATGTTTTCTGAGCCAAGTGCGGCAAATTTAGCATTAGGAGGTTCTTTTGGATCAGCATTTTAATTTACACATTTGGTTTGATTTGTCTATAACCACGGTTTAGTAATTTTATAATTATAAATTATTAAAAATAATTCCTGATAGTAAATAAATGAGCGACGCAGAAACAATTGAAAACAATACATCCAATGTTTCATTGATTGTATCGGATATCAGCGACAATGTAATAATAGATGAATCTGATAAGATAATAGAATCCGCCAGTCAATCTCAACATGATCCAGATGAACCGATACAAACGACAAAATCACAGCAACTTGTTGCCGTATATGGAAATTACCAAGAATCCGTAGATACAAAAAACAGTATAGATAAGACAAAGTGGTTTGAGCAAGTCGAATATATTATTTTTCGCAATGAATTGAAAGCGGTTCAGCGCAATAATAAAGTAGTATTGAAAGAATGCAAGGAGAACAAACGATTATTGGATTTGAAATATGATGATCTTACAAGTATTGTTAACAATATTCAGACGTCGGTTATTTTTTGTTCAACCATATCAGGTTTTTTACAAGCAACTCGTATTCAATTCAATATTCCCGACACCATCATCTCTATTTTTTCCATTTCAATATCTACTTATATTTCATTATTATTGTCTATTTCAAAATACTATAAGTTGGACGAACTCAAAGAACGAATTCAAACATTGCGCGAGAAATATTCGTTGCTACAAAACAAACTGGATTATCGCATGGATGTATTGGGTCCATGGATGGTAAAAAATATATGGATTCACCAAGACCCTAAAAAGAAACTTCTTGAATGGGCAAAGGTAAATAATGAGCTCACAAAGGAATATGATATTATTATTGATACAAAGCAGAAACTCGTTACTGAATGTGAGATTATAATGGATACGAAATCGAGGAATCAATATCACATAAAAAACCGTGAGTTGAATTATAAAAATAGAGAGGTTCTCTATGCGTGGGATAAAAAAGAGGCCGAATTAGAACAACGTTTGAAAAATACACCCAGGCGACCGTCGTCTATCGTATTGCAACACGAAGAGTTGGATAACTGGGAGGAAGACGATGATGATGATATTGATTTTTAGCCAGATCGCGTCATGAAATCCATGTTATTCACCATTTCCATTTTGCGCATAGATTGTTCGAACGTATTTTCTCGTTCCAAGTTTGCAAACAAGTAGTCCGTATTCGGACTTTCTTCGTTTTTTTTAATTTGTTTGTAGATCAAATGAATATGATTAATAACATTTTGAATAATGTTCTTATCAGCAGTTATCGAGATGTTTGTTGGAACATGTTCGGTAAGCAATGAAACTGCAAAATAAAGCAGATGTCTACGACGTTTGCATGCAGCGGTTGTATACTTGATACAGAAAAGACGGTATAATGATTGTATCAATTGCTCAATAAATGGATTTTGCATTTCATTTGAATAGTGAAAGAATATGTCCCATATGAGCCATATTGTGTCCTGTCGATACTTGTTCTCGGATGGAATATCGCGAGCTTTACATAAACACGGTGTCTTCTTTTTTTTACAAATTGTTTCGAAATCAAGTATCCATTCAATCCAATAGCACGCATTCAACATATTCTGTTTCTCTTTTGATATATTATAGGCAAGCTCATTTACTGCAATGTATAACTCTTTTGGATCGTCTGGTTTGAAGATTTCTCCAATAAAGTTCATATGAGGTGCAATCAGTTTCTCTGAGATTTGGACCATATCAAACTCTTCTATGCGATTTATTTTAATAGATTCAATACAGTTCTTTTTATTAGACAATGTAAGTATTGAGATAACTTCAGCAAAGAGGTTTCTGATGGTAGGATGGTTCCTTAACTGCAATTCATTTGTATATTGCCCCTCGCTCATTATATTTCGAAAGATATTATATCGTTTCTCTAAATAGGACACAATTTTTGGATTACCCAGATGTATATGTTTCCCAACATAATCTAATATTGTTTCCCACAATTCACCGTAGTGTCCAGAACAAATGAGTTCTGCTGCCCAATAACAAGATGGTTCAACTCGTCCTTTTTGCATATTTAGAACCAATTGTTTGCGGACATCGGTCTTTTTGAAATTAGACAATGTTATTCCTTTAAACTGCGCGGCACTGCGAACATCATTAATCTCTGTATTATCACTTACTTTGATTCGAGGTTCATCGTCCATGTTTATTTTATACAAACGTGCGAAAAAAATATAGACAGAACAACTTATATACCCTATATTTATAGAATGGTTTATAGAATCAAGTTCTTTTCAAGTTTTTGTGATTCAAAAAATTGCAAATCAGTTTATGAGCGTTTGTGCGAAACACATCTTATGTCAAATTATGGTATAGACAAAGAAATTTATATAACGGATGGGGATGACTACACGCATGTGGTTATTATGAATACAGCAATGCCTGTATTGCCAACAGGGTTTCCAAAGGAGAATGTGATCGGATTAGCATTCGAACCACCTGTCTATTTGGGAATTAATTACAAATTTATCGAATATGCTCAGCAATATATTAGTAAATATTTTATTGGAACTAAATCGAATCTACCAAGTCCATTTATCGAATATTATAGCTATATGTGGCATATAACACCTCTGACATATGTTCCTCAAAAAAAGAACGTTATGTCGATTATGATTAGCAATAAAACGCAGCAAAAAGGGCATAAATATAGACATCAACTTGCCGAGGCAATTTTAAAAACAAACATACCAGTCGATATTTATGGAAAAGGATGTGAATTTTCTAACTATAATAAATCCGATCCTCGCGTCAAAGGTAAATTTACGAGTCTGGAACCATATGAGTCATATGAATTTCATATTGCGATCGAAAATATTCAAACCAACGATTATTTCAGCGAAAAATTAACAAATACATTGCTCTGTGGAACGACTCCAGTCTATTTGGGTGCACGTAATGTTCGAGAATATTTTCCAGATAAATTGATTTGTTTATCAGGCGATCTTAATCTCGATATGAAAATGATTGCAAATATCATACAAGATCCTTCCAAATATAGACGGGTAGTTGATCCAAATGAAATAAAAAAGAAGATATCGTTGATGCATAATTTAGACACGGTATTTACGACAACTGTTTAATAAGAAGATGACATGATAAAGGCAGTGATAATGCCCCCGTTGCCTCGTCCACTTTTATACCACCTGAAGGCGCAGAAGCAGGATTGTTAATACTCAATATTGACCCCGATCCAATGGGGGTTGTGATAATACAGAGTCCAACGATTGCTCCTCCTCCAGGTTTACCGACAACTGTATAAGGAAGCTCTGTATTATTTAATGAAATAACTAGTTGTCCTGTATTGTTAACAACAACTTGAAATGATATTTCAAAAACGCTCCCCGGTGGAAGTGTAAATTCAGTGCCACTACCCGCAACGCGTTGTATAATGCCATATGGGTTGATTGTAGGCGACGGAAAGCTAATTGAGCTACCTGGTAAAATATTGTCAGGATTATCATTTATATTGCCAGGCTCTCCGCTCATTAATCCATAGAAATCAGCAAAATTTACGATTGCAGCCTGTCCAGTAGGTCCAATCTCACCAGCCTGTCCAGTAGGTCCAATCTCACCAGCATGTCCGGTAGGTCCAATCTCACCAGCCTGTCCAGTAGGGCCAATATCACCAGCATGTCCGGTAGGGCCAATCTCACCAGCATGTCCGGTAGGGCCAATCTCACCAGCCTGTCCGGT